GCCAGCCGCGCCGACACCAAGCGCCGCCGCACCAACAGCGGCTGGCTGGATACCTTGACCGAAAGCATATAACGCCGCAGGCGCGGCGGTGACTGCCGCTTCCGCCATTCCGGCTAATGATCTTCCTGGCGCAAGCCTCGCTATGGCGTTAAGCGCGCCCGGTGATGTCTCCCCACTAGCAAGCGCTTGAATAACCGATTGTTGATTAGGATCGAACTGTGCCATTCTGGATGGATTAGTAGTGATCTTTTGAAATTGCGTAGCAAGCGCGCCAGGAACATTTTTTCTATAACTTGCGCGCTCTAGTATTCTTTCGATTTCATTACTCTGGCTACGCTTACGGTATAAGTCGATTGCCTCTTGAAATGTCTGCGCGGTCTGCGCTGTATTACCTGTAGCTTTACTAAGCGTTGTTGGCGTTGTTGGATTAGTAATAAAGTCGTCCAGCGCGCCGATCATTATGCCACCTATTTTGCGCTGCGTGGCTTGCGCCGGATCGTAACCAATCCGTAGTTCGTTATTTATTTTCTTTCGTGTGTCGTGCAGATCTTTAATAGATGTTTGACCCGCTTGCGCTTTATTAGTCAATTCATCAAGAATATCCATGACTTTAGGATTAGTTGTAGGCGAATAATTTGCCTGCAAATCTTTTTGAACGCGGTTGCGTAGATCCATAACTGCCGAAGGTTCGTAGTCTAACCCAGACGCTTTAACCGTGTTAAAAGCAGCGTCGGCAGATTTTTCTAATTGTTTAGCTGATGGCGTAAATAAATTACGCACCGTTGCAACCGTCTCGCGGGCTGCACGTCCAACGGCTGTAGGCGCGCGCCCAGCGGCATAACCACCGACAAGACTCGCGGCAAGTTGTTCACCGGGCGCAGTGTAGCCTTGTTGTGCCGCTAGTTCAGGCGCAGCCGCGCCTACGCCGCCTGCTAATGTTTGTGCGAGCGGATTAGCTGCGAGCATATTAAGAACGCGCGATCCACCGCGAACTGCATTAGCCGCAGCGCCCGCACCGCCTGCGCTGGCTAATGTTGTAGATGCACCTTCAATGCCTGCCGCTAACGCGCGTTCTTGCGAATTTTGCGGCGCAGTCGAAGGAAAAAGCGATTGCGTAGCGCCGCGCACATATTCATACGGAGTCTTGACAGGTTTATATCCAAACGCGCTGCGGACAAGATTCTCGCCTTGGCCGACAAGTTCCGCGCCGCCTAATGCCGCGCCACCAATAAGAGCCGCTGGCCCTAATGCTGCGCCTGTAGCCAGACCACCAAGCGCGCCTAAACCTAAACCTGCCGCAGCCGGAGCTAAAGCGCCCGCGCCGACCGCAGCCGCGCGCCCAACAGGTAAACCTTCACTAGGGGGCGTTAATTTACTAACGTCATATCCGCTAGAAGCTAATTTTTCTGTTAACTGCGCCCGCGTAGTCCCTTCAGGAACGCCGCGAAGAAGAGTTCCGTCGGGTAGTCTAACGTCCATTATCGTAGATCTCCCCAATGCAGCTCTTTTTGAGCTTCTTGAGGGGCAGCAGCGGCGGCGGCTTCGCGCTCTATTTTACTACCGGCAGGACGGTCATACGGTATCCCGTTAGTGCGCGACAAAATTTCTTTAATCGTTCGCCATGCGGCAAGTCGTGTTTGCGGGCTTTTATACCAAGCGCCCAGATCACCGGCAGCTTTATCAAAGGCTTTTTTATCGGCAACCGAAACGCCCGCGCCTAAAGATCCGCCAGCCAACCCAATAGATACTTGTTCCGCCAATGAGTCTAATGTCGAATTAGCTAGTGACTCATCAGAAGGCCGACCATTAAAATCGTTCCAAGAGGCTTTCAAATAATCTGGCCCACTCTTAGAGGCTTTAGCTAAATTCTTTTCGACTTCATCTGTTCCTGTCTTAACGTCAAAGCCTACCTTATTAAGCATATCTATCGCGGTGGTTTGCGCGGCCTGTTTTGCTGTCCCTACGGAGAATTTTTTTATGCCAGGATAATCGGCCGTAAGAGGCTCGAATTTAGCGGGTGCGGCTACAGGTGCGGCAGGCGCTGGTTGCGCCATTGGTGTCGGTGCGGGCGCAGCGTTAAGTTGCGGCATTTGCACTGGCGCGGCCATCGCGTTCATTGGCGGTAATGGCGGGGCCATTGCATTTACGGGTTGTTCCGTAAGAGCGCGAAGTGAAGGATTTTCACCTGTAAGCGGTGCGGTCGGAACATTACGAACCGGCCCCATACCACCAACGACTTTTTGCACATACTCAGGAGCGCCCATGTTCACATCGCGCGCGCCTGCTTTTGTCGCTTGCGCTAATGGACGACCTGAAAACCAAACCGACGCGGCGTCTTCAAGAGTGCCATATTTTTTAAAATTACGTTGAAACTGATTTTCAAAAACTTTTTCTTGCGCGTCTTTATCATTTAAGAATTGTTCTGGCGTCATTGATACGCCAAGCGCTTGCTTAGTCCATGATGGAATGTTTGCGCCCATGACTTGATATTTGCCATAAGCGCGGTCGCCGGATTTGAGAACAGGCCCAAGCGCCGCGTAATTTCCTTGCGGACTTCCCGATTCCGTCTTGGCAAAACCTTGTTTGACCTGCGCCATAGGAACATTGTTATATACGTCCGTCGGCGCAGCGGCAGGTGCGGCGGCAGGCGCGCCCATCGCGTCAAATTGTTCTGGCGTTAGTCTTAACGGCCTATTCTTACTTCTATAGCCTATTATGTTGCCTTCTTTATTTTTCTCTTCCAGCCATTCTTCGGCAACAGGGCGTTCACTTATTCGGACAAATTGCCCCGAATAAGGATTGATATACCCCGTTTCTTTTATTGGCCGTCCATCAGCTCCTATTGCGTCGCGTTCAGTTGGCTTTGTGGCTTCAATATATTTTTCCGTCCCCATTAGCCAACGGCGTTTATTTTCTTCCGAAAATTTGCGGTCTTGGGGAAGAATATCGCCCGCAATGGGCGTATATTTTGCGAATACGCGATCAGTATCGGCTTGGCTACTTACGCCCGCCATGTCTTCGCGGAACTGATCTCGCATTTTTGCAAGATTATCGAATTGTTGTCCATATAAACGAGACTGCGCCAGTTCCGCTTCACGAATATCTTTAATACCCGCCAATTCCATCTGTTGACGCGTGCGTTCTTCTTGCAACTGTTGTTGCTGTAACGCCGCGCCTTGAGCGTAAGCGCCCAGAAGGTTCAGGTTAGGTGGCTGAAATTGCGGGGCGTCTGGATATTGAATCGGCATTATATCAACCTATGCAGAAGTGCTGTAGGATCTAGGAAAAGGACTGCCAAAAAGACTAAAAGCAGCGTTCTTAAGACCGCCGCCGCCCGCAAACATAGCGCCAGCCTGCAAACCTTGGCCTGCTAATGTGGATAGAAGATTAGCGGAATTGGTATAAGCGGACGCATTGGCCGCACCTTGATTAACAAGACCTTGACCAACAGCCTGACCTAACGCGTTGTAGTTGGAGGCAAGATCTCGGCCTGCGCCTGTATAGACGTTTGCTAAATTGGTGCCGGTTGTGCCGTAGAGATTAGAAAGATCTCCCGCAGTGCCGCGATAAACGTTTGCCGTATTAGCGCCTGTTGTGCCAGCAAGACCCGATGAAACATTAGCCGCGTTTGCGCCAAGCCCTGCAAGACCCGTAAGTCCTTGCGTGACCGCCGCACGATTAGCCATAAAACGCGCATAAGCGTTATTATATTCTTGACTTGCTTCGCCCGCGCCATAACGCGCGGCTGCTTTAAGTGCGGCACCTGAACCTGCTAACCCCCCGCCGCGCGCGGCGTTGAGCATAGCTTGCTGGCCTTGTTGAATACGGAAATTATAGCCAGGATCTAAAGAAAGCTCGTCATACGTTGGCTGTTTTGTATAAACGCCGCCAGGGCCATAGAGCGATGCAAGCTGATTTACCGCTCCAGCGCCTGCGCCCATATAAGGTTCTTGGAACCCTACACCCGCGCCGTAATATTTTTCTAAACCGCCAAGCGCGCCAGTCTGACCCGCTTGAAGCGCGCCAACACCCTGTGTTTGGCCCTCTTTAATAGCCGCCGCGCTTTGCTCTCTCGCGCGGTTAATCGCATCTTCGGCGCGGCCAGCCTGAATGGCCTGTTGCAGCATAGCGCCTTGTATGCCTTGGGATTGCGACGCTGCCGCTTGATCGAACCATACCATGTGAGATGCCTCCTAGGGCATTATAATACTAGGTCTTGATGATGTATAGCACGCCATAGTTCTTTGGCTTTGTTTCCGTGCCGGTGCGCGGCGCGCCGTTTGTGCCGTCATTAGAAGGATCTCGAACGGTCAAACCAGTCGTTGATGTTCCTGTAGTATATGACGACGCATTATATTGATTAGACCCGGCTATGTTGCTTGAATTAGCTCGAATACCATCATAACTATGCGTATGACCAGGGTCATTAACTGAATGATAATGGCCTTGAAAAGTATCGGCAGCATAAGCGCCAACTGACGGCCCTACAGTGCCACTAGAAGAACCTGTTGCATTAGTGCCTGTGCCGCGCACAAACATACCGCGAAGATCTGGCACATTAAATGTAGTCGTGCCGTTACCTGCGCCCCACGTCGTGCTAATCGCCGCAAACAGCGTAGCATAAGTCGTGCGAGATACTGCCGAGCCATCGCAAGCAAGGAAGCCTGTGGGGGCAGTCGCACCAGCAAAGGCCATGATAACGCCCGACGGCGCGCCGGTTAAACCGTCT